GACAATAACATTACATGGTACAAACGGTGTAACAACGGACGGTATAACTCTAGGGTCAACTGCCATTGCTTCAACAGGTGCTGAGATTAACATCCTAGACGGTGTAACTAGTACAGCAGCCGAACTAAACATCCTTGATGGTGTGACATCAACTACAGCAGAGCTTAACATATTAGACGGTGTAACTAGTACAGCAGCAGAGCTTAACATCCTAGACGGTGTAACTAGTACAGCAGCCGAACTAAACATACTTGACGGTGTTACTTCTACAGCGGCTGAACTTAACATCATGGATGGGGTCACAGCTACTGCCGCTGAAATAAATCTAATAGACGGTGGTACAGCCAGAGGTACAACTGCTGTAGCTGATGGCGATGGCATACTAATTAACGATGCTGGTACAATGAGAATGTCCACTGTTCAGACTGTTAAAACTTATATGACAGATGGTGTTGGTACTAGTACAACCTTTGGTGCTGTTGGGACTCACACTATGGGTAGACCTGCTAACAACACTAATTATGTAACTAATTCCACAGTTTCTAATTTATATTCTGTAGGAATATTTAGGGCGGAAGCGAGCTCCGTTAACTATGACGGTAGTACAGACTGGGATGATGTTGGAATGGCAAATCCAATATCAATGTCTGGTACTTGGAGGGCATTGAGTCAAGCAGCACAGATAAGTAGTAGAGGTCTTGTGGCCTTATGGGTAAGGATATCATAATGAGCATTACAATTACAGAAGTGCGTAATGCACAATCAATGAACGCAGCTAACACTAGCATTGACGTTGAGATTAATCACCCACAGCACGGCTGGATACCCTACCTACTGACTGACTACGACACAGACACAACCATCGACAATGATGCAGTCATGGCGCTGATTGGCTCAGACTTCGCTGCTTATGTTGCTCCTACCGCCGCAGAAATAGCTACAGCTTTAGCAGTAACTGAACGATCTAAACGTAACAGCATCCTAACGACAGTTGTTGATCCGATTGCAGGTAATGCACTGCGCTGGGCTGCATTAACATCAGAGCAACGAACTGCATGGGCTACATACAGAACCGCTCTTTTAGATGTACCTGCACAAGCTGGCTTTCCTAGTAGCATTACATGGCCTACTGCGCCTTAAAACATAAGAACTACAACACGGAGTATGAAATATGAGTAAAATAGCCCTTACACCAAATGCAAGTGGTAATGGTGTATTTACAATTACCGCACCAAACTCTGGTACGAATAGGGCTATTGCTCTACCCGATGCTGCGGGTACAATTCCACTACTAGCAGCCGCAAGTAACACAGCCATTACATCCACACCAGCAGAGCTTAACATATTAGACGGTGTGACTAGCACAGCCGCAGAGCTTAATATTCTTGATGGAGTTACTAGTACTACTGCTGAGTTAAACATCCTAGATGGAGTTACATCAACTGCTGCTGAGTTGAATATTCTAGACGGTGTGACGAGTACGGCAGCCGAACTAAACATCCTTGATGGTGTGACCTCTACGGCTGCTGAACTTAACTTGATTGATGGTGGCACTGCAAGAGGTACTACAGCCCTAGCTGACGGTGACGGTATACTTATTAATGACGCTGGCACAATGAGAATGACTACAGTGCAAACTGTTAAAACATACATGGGCGCTAACCCTTACACAGCACAGTCTACATCCGCTAATGGTTACATTACATTTGTTGGGGGTATTATCATCCAATGGGGTTCATTCTCATCTAGTGATGCCAGCACTACAACCGTGACGTTTCCGATAGCTTTTCCAAACGCTTGTCATAGTGTTACAGGACTTCAACAAGGTACTTCTGGTGCTAACGATCACCGCAACGGGTGGTGTCTTACGGGCAGTCCCGGTACATCCTCTATGGCTATAAAGAACGTAACCGCTGCTACAAGCACTCTTCGCTGGATGGCAATGGGGCATTAAGGAGTATTAAAAATGAGATATGCACATATAAATGAGAACAACCGCCTTCTGGGCTGGTACGCTGACGAAGTACATTCTACTATACCGACACCTAAAGTGGTTGTTACAGATGAACAATGGCAAACAGCATTAGATAATAATCACAACTCCATTAATGCAGACGGTTCTGGTTCGGTTGTAGACTTTTCAAATGATGAAGAAAAAGCGTTGTCAGTAAGGGAAAGTCGTGACAACATCCTAGTAACAGTTGTTGATCCTATTGCTGGTAATGCATTGCGCTGGGCTGCATTAACATCAGAGCAACGAACTGCATGGGCCACATACAGAACCTCCCTTTTAGATGTACCTGCACAAGCTGGCTTTCCTAGCAGTATTACTTGGCCGACCTTGGGGGGATCATAATGTCCACACTTCGCACAGACGCAATCGTTGACCTAGCGGGTAACGGTAAGCCTGACTTGAGTAACGGCGTTCAGATTGGTGGCGTCGCGGTTACATCAACAGCCGCTGAACTTAATATTCTTGACGGTGTAACTTCTACCGCTGCTGAACTTAATGTACTAGATGGCATTACAGCAGTAGTAGGTGAGCTTAATGCACTGGACATTGGCAGCACAGCGGTAGGCACAGCAGTTGCTTCTAAGGCTGTAATACTAGACTCCAACAAAGACTATGCAGGGATGCGTAACGTCACCACAACAGGACTATTTAAACCTGTAACATACCAAGAGACATATATAGCTAAATCAGCAGCATCTACAATTACCTGTGACCTAGCTACAGGTACACACTTCTCTGTGACAATATCGGCTAACACTACATTCGCATTTAGTAACCCACCTTCTAGTGGTACTTCTTACTCCTTCGTACTTATCATAACTCAGCACAGTACGGCTGTTACATTAACTTGGCCAAGCAGCGTAGACTGGGCGGGGGGCAGCGCCCCTGACGCTGCGGGTGATGATGAAGTGCAAGCGTATGCCTTTATAACTCGTGATGGTGGCACTACATATTACGGGTTCTTAGGAGGAACCGCCATTGGCTAACTCATTTAAAACAATATTTATGGGTGCAGCGGGTACTTCTCTGGGAGACTATTGGATTTTTCATTACGGAGAAACACAAGCTCAGAATGCCTTGCCAACTACATCTCGCTCTATTGCGGTAGATTCAAATAACAACGTGATTACCGTTGGGGAACAAAAAAGTAATTACCCCTCAAATGGGGCGGGTGCGCCTTTTATAACTAAAATTGCTACAGACGGCAGCCTTGTGTGGGCAAGGTATATTTACGCTTCTGCAAGTGGTACTGACAGGGGAGCAGCAAATGGTTTAGGCACAGACTCCGATGATAATGTGTTTATACTTGGCGCAGGCTTCTTCCCTAATAATAATCTATCCACTGTTATAAAATATAATAGTAGTGGCGCTTTACAGTATATAAAGGGTCTTAGCTCAGTTAAAGGAGAGTTTCTAGGCGGCGGTGTGTCTCCGAATGGTACGCCATACGGCGTTGGGTATATGTCGGTCGGTTATGGTGAACAGCCAGATTTGACCATACATAGATTTAATAATGCAGGTGCAGCAGTTGCGGGAGCGCAGCTAAACACTGACCGTGGTATTGGTACTGACGTGGCATTTGATTCCAGCAACAACTGCATTGCTATTGGTACGGGAAGAATTTCTGGTACTAGGACTGATGTATCTATTGTTTCAATGAAAGCGTCTGATAATACATTTGCATGGGGAAAAACTATATCTACAGCGGATGGAGCCTACAGTCTTACTTTAGGGAAACATCCCATAGGTGGCCCAGACAGTAACGGCGATTTTGCAATGATCTGGCAAAGCAGCAGAGATTCGCAAGCTAATTCTTCATCTGTTATTCATAAATTTGCGGGTTCTAATGCCGCTCCCGTTTGGAAAAAAAAGATTGTTACAAGTAACGGCAGGATACAAATAAAAGACGGTGTTGCAGTAGATGCTGATGATAATTGGTATCTGATAGGTCACAGCACAAAAGGCTCCGAGTCTGAGCGTGTATTAATAATGAAATTAAATAGCTCTGGGGCTTTGCAGTGGGCAAATAAGTTAACTATAAATAATGTGGCCACAGAGATTAATGGGCGTTTTACAGATATTAAAATTGATTCAAATGGCGACATACTTGCCTGCGCTGCTGTGAAAATGGCAACCAGTGGTGTTGTAGATTCACAGCTAACTTTTAAAGTACCTGCCAGCGGAGCATTTACTGGGACGTTTGGAGACTTTGTTTTCACTTCTGTGACCAGTGACATTACTGTGTCTAATGACACAGATAACGCTTATAACAACACCACGACTAGGGTGTCGGGGATTCCTAGTTATGGTAACGTAGGGCAAACTAGCGGCAGTCTCTCTCAATCGACAGAGTTGATAGACGTTTAACCATCTAAGCATAGGAGCATACACAGGTGGCATATATTAAAATTACAGATGGAAATCAGGTACGTTACAGCCTAGGCCAACTTCGTAAGGACAATAAAACAGTATCCTTTCCAAAGGTGATAGCAGCGGCAACACTAGCAAGCTACGGAGTTTACAGTTTTGTTTTTGCTGATGCGCCTTCCTATAATGTTTCGACAGAAGTTATTACTTTAAGCGAAACAGCAACAGACGTTGGTGGGCAATGGACTTATGTTTGGACGGTTAGAGACAAAACCTCTGCGGAGCTTACTGCTGATGCAGCCTATGCCGCTACTTCTGTAAGAAATGTACGAGATGGCTTGCTGGCTGAAACTGATTACTTGGCTCTAGCAGATTCTACTCTGTCTTCTGCTATGGCAACCTATCGTCAGGCTCTTAGAGATGTCCCAACTCAGTCTGGGTTCCACTTGGAACGAAGCCACAACAAGCTGGGATGAGGTATCTTAAAGTGACAAGAATAATTGCCATATTGTTATTGTTATTGGGAGGCACAGCGCAAGCTGCGGACACAGTGTATAGTGACAGCAATGTCACCTCCTCTGGTACTATGGACACCACGGTTCGCAGCCCCCCGCCTTCTGCAATCTCTCCACAGATCAGCACTGGGACGGGCGACCTTTGCACGATTGGCGTATCTGGTGCAGTCCAAACCCAAATTCTTGGAATATCCGTAGGCAAGGTCTACACGGAAGAGAACTGTTTGCGGTTAAAGAATGCTAAAACCATGTACGACATGGGCATGAAAGTGGCGGCT